CTTCATCAGCCTCTTTCACCGCAGCCAAAGTCTGTTCACTCTCCGCCGCCTTTGAAGCAAGCTCTTCTTGAGTAAATCCCGTAGGAGTTTCCATTCCTGTAGGAGTCTTAGGGTCGGGGGTTTTAGGGATCATCCTCTCGGGAGTTGGGTCACCCTCTAGATCAAAACCGTATTGCGCATAAACCTTCTGCCGCTCAAGCTGTTGAAGCTTTGTTACCATTTCCGGACGTTCGACATAGTAATCCTCAAAAGCCTTCCCTATAAGACGGTTGGCGGGAACCTTCCTGCCAACCCCTCCGGTGACTGAAGTGCCACCCGAAGGAGGGATGATAAGAGGATTAGGCATATAAAGAACGGAGCGTTCGGTTGATATAAACTTAGAGNCCCGAAGAGGCATCCCGCCGTGAACTAATGCGGGGATCGATTCTTTAAATGTTCCAAGCCACGGACGCCACACATCTTTGAGAACCTTGTAAGGGTTGCCATCCGGCCCCACAGCATCTTCAAAGTAGACTTTATCAAATAGTGTGTCTCCAGTGCTTTTATCAACAACCGTTGTTTCAAAGTCTCTAGGGTTTATGAGCTTTAAAAACTTTTGTCTATCCGGACGCGCAGCCGTATAATTAGCTTTAGCGATATAAAGCTTTGCTGCTTTTTCGTCAGTTGCATTGGTGTCGAAATCCTCAACCCACTTCTTGATCTTCTCTATGTCATAGGAGGTTTCAGAGTTAAGCTTTGCGAGACGTTTCTGCGCCGTTATCACTCCTCTTTGGATCGCCTCCCTCCTCTCTTCAGAAAGAGGAGTGCCGTCCAAGTTCTTGTTATCCTTCAACACACTTTGAGCGTCTTTAATCTCTTTGAGGACAAGCCTCTTAGGTTCCATATTGAGCGCATCAAATTTAGGAGGGCCACCAAACCTCGCAGCATACTTTGCGATGTACTCGTTGGTGTCAGTTACCTGCTTTAATCCGGAAGGAGATGTCCAATACTGCATCTCCCTGTCCGACATATTGTCAAAATCATATTCATTCCCATCCTTATACCCGATCTGTCTGAACAGCTCGGCAACAGGTTCAAAATTATACGCGATATCCTGCTTCTGCTTCTGATTAAGCTCCGCTGTCAAGTCTCTCGAATACAGTTCAAGGTTGGACTTTCTTTCAGGATCGTTGTAAACACTGCGAACATCGGGCGGCATCCCATTCCAATCTATAAGCCCAAACGGATCAGTATACGTTTTAGCATTGACTTCGTCCTGCTTATTAAAGAGAACCTTATTCTTTTCCCTCCGCGCCTTCAGCCCGTCCACCAAAGGTTTTCCCCAATCAACTGCTGTAGCCAGTTCTATATCGGTTGCATCCCTTTTTAAGTCTTTTACGGATATTCCCCCTGTCGGAGTAGACCACGGTATTTCGTCCATCTCTTCAAGCTGCTCTTTGGTTTGGAATAATCTCCTTGGGTCGCCGCCAGCATCTCTTACCTGCCTTATTAAAGAATCAATCTTCGCAGACTGCGTGTCCGCTGCTGCCTTTCTAACCTTCTTAGCCTTTCGCTTTGCCTTCTTATCTGTCCTCTTCTCTTTATCCTTATCTACGGCTGCTTGATAAGCCATCTGATATGCTGGCACAAACGACTTGTCGAATGCCTTCCCAAAACCGCTTCCAAATATACCCATAATCTATTCCTTTAGTCCTGTATTTTGCTGTCCATCCATCTTCTTATGGCCATTGCTTCTTCCCAAAAGCCTTTCCTGCTGCTGCTCCCCAACCTCCCCCAAATCCTCCTGCTGCGGTTCCGAGTATAGTCCCAAACGGATCACTTTGATTAGCCATCTGAGCACCGTATATGTTTGCCTGTGTGCCAAAGACGTTACTGGCAAACCCTGTTCCCTGCGCTCCAGCATTCGGATCAAGTCCGATACCTCTCTGCATTTGAGGCATAGTAAATGGTGATGCACCCTGTTGTAGTCCAGAAAGGTAGCCTCCTTGTGCCGCAATCGGTTGCAGTCCGAGATAGGATTGGATGTTGCCAATGTCCTGCTGTCTACCAGCCATCTGCTGTTGTGATCCAACATTTCTGGCTTGATTAACCTGCTGAACTCTCTGTATCGCGTTGGCAAATGATTGCTGTGCAAGTGCGTTAGCCTTATCACTTGAGGCTTGTCCGCTACCGAGGAAGCCGAGAGCTTCACCTCTCCTCTGCTTACCCAACTGCATTCCACCTTCCATCTTCGCAATGGCTTCGCGCAGTCCCGCTCCGGTTCCCAACCCCTGCCCTCTCGCAGAGGCAGCACGACGAACACCTTGCTCCAGTGCGCGTTGTTGATCTGATGTGAGTTGTTCACCCATCATTAAGGAGTCGAGGATTTGAGTCTCAAGCTCTCCTCTGGTCGCAGCAGTCTGTCCGGTGTCAGCAAAAGTAGGAGCATCACCAACCTCCTCGTACTCAGTGAGACTTGCGATGTCTTCAGCACCCCTTTCACCACCCCTAAGTCTCTCTGCAAATTCTTCCCTTAAAGCAAACCCTTCAGGGTCAGATTGCCTTAGCTGTTCCCGTTGAGTGGCAATAAATTGTGGGCCAAACTCCGTAAGATTGTCGAGTTGAGCTTGGCTCATCTGAGGAACCATACTTATTAGCCCCTCCATCTCGTTACGGGTAAGGTCAACGTCACCGAACCCTGTAAAGTCTGCGGTACGTTCCGCTCCCGTGCGAGGGTCAGTGTAAGTGACAGCAGTCCCTTGTCTGGCTGCGTTCTCTATGAGTCGGCGGGTTGGTAATGTCTCAATGTCGGTGTATATGCCCTCTTTATTTGCTTCGGCATAGTCCGGTGCTGGTGGTGGTGATGGTGATGATTTGCCCATGATTATTCTCCCATAAATCTACGTTTAGCTCTTTTCATATCTACTATTGTGACTCTGTTGTTGTACTTATGACGCATCCAAGCCATCTTTTCCGCAACATCCTTCCAATCCTCCCAAATCATGCGGTACATCTCGTTAAGGCTGCGGGGGTAACGACTGATAGCCGCCTCAATATAGCATATTGGCCCCTCAGTATCCTTATAATGCTCATTGCACTGCTCCTCATTGTCCACCATCCGTATTAAGGTAAGTCCAACCAGTTTTCCACCCGCTTCAACAGCGTAGTATCGGTCATTATTCACAAACCACTGCAACCAATCAAGTAAACGCTCCCTGCTCCACTCAGAACAGAAGTCAAGGCTACCCATCAGCAGGTCAGCCATCTCCTTCGTCTTNTTTGGGTACTGTGCAGTAGTCATCGCTGTGGATCAATGGTATCTGTGAAGGCTGAAGCCTTGATTGCGTGTAATGAGAGCCTTCCCCGCTCTGTGGTTACCATATACTGTACCTCCTTGAACTTACCCCTACTCAGCATATTGAATGCCTTAACAAAGTGGTTGTTTTGGGGAGGAATAGTGACATCTTCCTCAAGAATGTCAGGAGCACACTGCTCAGAGAGGGTGTAACCGTCCTCAGACAGTACCTCAAAGCCGTCTTCCTGTAGGATGGCACTCTCAAATGCCTCCATATCCTTAATGTAATAGAAATTAACGTCTTGGCTGTACATGAACTTGTTGTCCATGTCAAATTCCACTTGGTATCCGAGCTTATCAGAGTAAATCTCACCGAAATTATAGGCTCGACTGATGACTTCAGTCCGATAAGCCGTAGTCTGGTCGAGGTAATAGCTCTCGTCAGCCTCCGCATCCTGCACATAATCCAGCCAAGTATATAACTTGCCTGTTTCATCACCGAACATCAGCCGTATCTTGCCGCTGAATGCCGTTACCACAAAGGCATTGGGTGTCCATCCCTGCCAGTACCCGCTCCATGACTTCTGCTCCGTGTTATAGACGAAAACCCTATTGGGAATCTCCGCTCCATCGATGCAAAGTCCGATCATGTAACGGTTTCTGTAGTATGCCGAACAGGCTTTATTGCCTTGATCCCTTGTCATCCTCTCAATGTAATCATTGATAGGGGCTGAGAGGGGTGTGGATACATCTGTCTGTGCTCCAGCCTCGATAGTCGAGAGGCTCCGAACTCCGTCACGAGAGAGAAAGAAAACATCAGAACCGACCTGTTGGACTGACTTGTGGCTGATGCAACCTATGCGGTTGTTGACCAGTTTAATGCTCCAATCAGCAACCTCTTGAGTCGGGTCAGCATCCACTGTCCAGATGCTTCTCTCCTTAAATACCAACAGCTTAAATCCGAACCACGGCATGATCGACATGATGGGATCACCTTCACCCTCACCGATTCTCATACTATTGCCGAGTATATCCCAACTTTCCCCGTCTAATACATCCGAAACGTAAAGTGTGTCCTGCGGAATAGCGGTATCTGCCGATGTGCAGAAGAGACGGTTGGAGTGTGCAGCCAATAGCTTTGGCTTTGAGGGAACCTGCGAGATGTGGGCAATGCCTACTGCGGTTGTTCCTCCGGCGGGAGCAGCATCAAAGGCTATCGTTGGGGGAATCGTTGCACTGTACCCGCTACCTTGGTTTGTGATATTAGTGCTGACAACCTTCCCGCCGTAACCGAGCTTTGCCGTTGCCGCAGCAGCGGAACCGGAACTTGC